CGGCACCCGCAGGGATCGCCACGGGAGGTACCTGGTGCTCCCGCCCGACGGGAATAAGCCGATTGCCTACACACGCGCGACAACGATCGCGAAAGCGATCGAAGATCAACACAGTTTGATCGCATGGAAGGCACGCGCGACCGCTGTCGGGCTCACACGCCGCCCCGAGTTGCTAGGCATGATCGCCGTCGCGGACGACCGCAAGAGTTTGGACTGGTTGTGCGAGGAGGCTGCGACAGCAGGCGGGGCGACCGAACGACGCGACCAAGGCACAGCGTTACACCACGCCTTCGAGGGTTCCCTGCGCGGCGAAACCGTACACGACCTGTTCCGGGCCGACGTAGACGCGATCCGCGCGGCGCTCAAGCGGCACGGGTTCCGACCGATCCCCGGCATGGTCGAAATGATGGTCGTCGACGACGGCCGCAAGATCGCCGGCCGGTTCGACCTGGCAATCGAAAACGACGACGGCCAATATATAGCGGACCTCAAATCGGGGGCGTCGCTCGACTATTCCGGGTGCGCGTTCGCTGCACAGCTCGCGATCTACGCCGGCGCCGATGCCTTATACACGCAGGGGCGCGCCGCCGACGGATCGCAGGACGCTAGGGCGCCGCTCCCGGCCGTGTCACGCGACGTCGCATACATTCTTCACGCGCAGCCAGGGACGGCACGATGCGACATTTACGCAGTGGACATAGCATACGGCGCCGAACTAGTAGAGCTGAACCTCACCGTTCGCGCCGCTAGGAACCGCGGCCGAAAACTGATCACCCCATACCTCCGCCCGCTGGCACCGGGTGTCGAGGCTGTCGACCCGCCGGGGATCGTCTCAGCGACCCCGGCGAGGTCCGGCATCGTCGACCGGATCGAAACGCTGAAACAGATCCAATATGCGGCGACGCAACTAGCGGCCGCATGGCCCGCCGGTGTCCCCGGCCTAAAATCGGCGCACGTCCACACCGACGACGAACTAGCCGCCATCGAGCAGGTAGTAGCGGCCGTGGAAGCCGCTCGAGGCGCGCCGATCCATCCTGACCCATACAGCCCCGAGGTAGCCGCCCGCATCTATATCGAGGCGCCTGTCAGGGTACCCGTCGTAGCCATCGACGAAGGCGTCGACGTGCCCGCAGACGTGATGGCTGCACTTGTCGCAGACATGGGCGGCCTCACCGTCGAAGAACGAGCGTTCGTCGACCGGGTCGCGACGGCTTGCAACGCCGCCAAATATCCGATAGGGCTAAAGAGCAAACCGTCGACGCGGCGGGTAGCTATCGTCCGGGCGTTGATGCTGTGGGCCGACCTTGACGACGAAACGTTTTCCGCCGGGCTTGTCGAAGTGTGCGGCGAACACGTAGACACCATCCCGGTAGGCGCGACAGTCGGGCAGTTATCCGCCGGCCAAGCCGAACGGCTGTCACATCTCAGCGTCGCGTTATCGTTCGGCGTTGCCGGCGTCGCCTACCAGCTAGACGGCAGATGCCGCATCGTGTACCACACCCAACCCCAAACAGAAAGCGACACACAATGAACATTAACGATATGGCTCCCCCGTCCGGCGAATCGTTCCGATTCGAGCAGATCGGCGACACCGTAAAAGGCGTCCTAGCCTACGTACCGAACGCGCCCGAAACGCGAACGAACAAGTTTACGGGTCGCGAAGAAGGCGTCGTGAAGCTCGTCCTAGTCACCGACAGCGGCGACCGGGCGATCTATCCCGTGGTCGGTACTGCGATGGCTCGCGCCATCGGGGACGCAGTGCGCGCCGCTGGCGCGTCGAGCCTCGAAGTCGGCGGCACGCTCGCCGTCAAATTCTCCGAGGAGCTAGACACCGGGAAGCCGTCCAAGATGAAGATTTTTGCGGCGAAGTATGAGCCGTCGAAGGTGACGGCAGCGATAGACGTCGACCTGTTCTAACAGGGGCGGATGGCTGGCAGGCTTCCACGTTCGAGCCGTGGACATCCACGCAAATAATTTGGAGGGGATCAGATGGATGTGCGGGTTTCAGTTTGGCGTGTTGTCGCCGTTGCCTTGTTCGCGGTCGGGGTGTCGGGGTGTCGGAGTGGGAGCACACCGCAAGCGGTGCCCGTCCCCCCGAAACTTTCTCAACAAATGTGCGCAATGTGGTTGTGATGTTGTGCGAAGTGTGGTTAAATGAGTCCATGAACACGAACCGCAACCTCACCCAACACTTCGAGCTTCACTTTGCAGACGGCACCGTCGTCGCCGAGCAGTCACGCCGTTCGTTCGGCGCATGGGTTCGGATGGCCGCCCGCATCGAGGCCCGGTTCGGCGGCCGCCTGCGCATGGCCGACGCCACTCATGGCACCGTCGCCGGCCTGTCCTTTACGGTCGTCGAGGTCGGGTGACCGGGCGCGCAGCCGCAACACCGGGCCGCCCTTCGGGGCGGCCCTTTGCGTTCCCCCCCCAAGTTTCTTAACAAATGTGCGCGGTGTGGTTGCAATCATGTGCGTAGTGTGGTTAAATGGGTTCATGCCCGACCGGGCACCAACCAAAACCCTGCGGGGAGAAAGTGAGGGTCACCATGACCAACACCAACGCAACCAAGTTCGACACCGACCGGGCCGAATGGGTCGCCCTTGGCCGCCCGGCCGATCCGGCCAACGCCTATTGGGCGAGCGTGCTCGCCGATGTCGGCAAGGGCCACGCGCAGGCGTATCCGCTCGTCACGTTCGGTGGCGCGGCGTGACCGCGCCGGCGGGTGTGCCGCTGTTCGCGGTGGCGTGCGGCGACTACACCGGCCGCGGGCACCGGACCCGCGAGGCGGCCGAGCGCGAGCTGGCCGGCATCGTAGAAGCCGGCCACTGCCGACTAGCGCACGAAGTCGTCGAAGTGCCAAGATGACCTCCGGCCGCCCCTCTGGGGCGGCCCTTTGCGTTCCGGTAACAAACACGGCGTCGGGTTTTGACACCCGACGCGCACTGTGATCTAATCCCCCGACCTAACCACAAAAGGACATGATGGAAAACCGATGGAAGACCCGACGCGACACCATCAGAGGCGGCCCGCCCCGAACCCTGGCACCATGCGGCACATACGCAGCGGCACGCCGCCACCAACGAGCAACCGCACCGATGTGCGGTCCGTGCCGCATCGCGTACAACGAACACCAGCGCAACATGCAACAGGCCCGCAAAGCGAAAAGGGCACGATGACGACCGGAGCACAAAAACCCCAAGCCGTCGCCGCCCTCGACGCCTACAAAGCCGCCCATGACGACGCCTACGACGCCTACGACGCCGCCGCCCGGGACGCATACGCCGCATACGCCGCCTACGAGGCCGTTGCCGAGACCGGCGCCGCCCGAGACGCCGCCTACGCCGCCGCCGACGCCGCCCGGGACGCATACGCCGCCTACGAGGCCGTTGCCGCCGCCGCCCGGGACGCATATGACGCCATGATCGCCCCGAACCACCTACCATCCAACAGCAACTACCGGCAAGGCTGCCGATGCACCGAATGCAAACGATGCCACGCAGCAGACAGACGAGCCCGCCGGGCGCTAACCGTCGAACTAGGCGCACTCATCGGCCCCCAACTCGGCGCATGGCGCAAAAACGGGGCGTGCCGCCAAGTCGACGACGACACCCGAAAAAAGTTTTTGTCGAACAACAACGCGCACATAAACCACGCGATCCGCATCTGCCAAACCTGCCCGGTGAAAACCGAATGCCTCGAATACGCGCTCGAAGCCCGAGCCCTCTATGTGTGGGGCGGCACATCCGGCAAACAACGCTCCGCGATCCGGCGGCAACGCCTCACCCAAAAAGTAGAGGCCCCAAAATGACCGAACGAAAGATGTTGCCGGCTCAAGTGACCAGCGCCCGCTACCTCATCGGCGATACCCGCGACGTCGTCGCATCACTGCCCGACGCGTCCGTCGACCTGGTGCTCACATCGCCGCCATTTCTTGCGCTTCGTTCGTACCTCCCGGCCGATCACCCGGATAAGGGTTCGGAGATCGGTTCGGAGGGGACACCGGCGGCGTTCTTGGCGGTGCTGCTCGAGCTCGCGCAAGGGTGGCGGCGGGTGTTGGCACCGCACGGGTCGATCTGCGTCGAGCTGGGGGACACGTACAGCGGCTTCGGCAACGGACCCGACGCACTCAAGGAAGGCCGCAACGGGTCACATGACTTGGCGCGCGACCCCAACGTGCCGAAACGCTCGGGCGCAGGCTGGCCGCTCGACAAGTCGTTGTGCATGATCCCGCAACTGTTCGCCGCGTCGCTCAGCTACGGCCGGAACCTCCTCGAACCGACCCAACAGTTCGAACCGTGGCGGGTCCGCAACATCGTCCGCTGGGTACGCCCGAACCCGCCCGTCGGCGCGCTCGGCGACAAGTTCCGGCCCGCTACGTCGGAGATGACGGTGGCGTGCATGTCACGCACACGATGGTTCGACCTCGACGCCGTACGCGAGGCGCACAAGACCGCCGACGCGATCACACCTCCTCGCGTGCGTGGGTTGAAGGACGACGGGTACGGGTCGCGTGCGTCAACCGATACCGGCGGCAACCCTGCGGGTGCTCCGCCGTTGGATTGGTGGAAGATACCTACCCACCCGTATCCCGGCAGCCATTACGCGACGTGGCCGCCGGCGTTGTGCGTGAAACCGATCAAAGCCATGTGTCCGGAACGGGTGTGTCGGGTGTGCGGCGAACCGTCCCGGCGGATCGTGGGGGAAGCGGAGTACGTGCCGTCCGCTACGAACCGCGGCGGCGTGATGGTCGCGGACGCCGAACGAGTCGGCGAAGGTGTCAACGGGTGGCGCGGCGCGAATGGTGCCGGCAACGCCTCAATGACCCGAACCGCACCCACCCTCGGCTGGACGGACTGCGGGTGCTCCACCGACGGCACACACTGGCGCGCCGGGGTCGTCCTCGACCCCTTCGGGGGATCGGGGACCACGGGAATGGTGGCGACCGGGCTCGGCCGCGACGCGATCCTGATCGACCTCGACGCCCGCAACGCCGACCTGGCCCGAGATCGAATCGGCATGTTTATGGAGTCGGCATGATCGGCTCGTTGTGTTCCGGCATCCTCGGCCTCGACCTCGCCGAGCGGCACTACGGCCACGAGCTTGCATGGTGCGCCGAGATCAACCCGGCCGCATCACAAGTCATCACCGCCCGCTCCGGGGTCACGAACTACGGCGACTTCCGCAACGTGACCCCGCCGCCGGTCGAGATTCTCACCGCAGGGTTTCCGTGCCAACCCGTATCTGCCGCCGGGAAGCGTGCCGGTATCAACGATGAGAGATGGCTGTTCGATGACATCTGCGACCTACTTGGCCGACTGGACCCACCGCCCCGGCTGCTCGTGTGCGAAAACGTCCGTGGGCTGCTCACTGCAAACGACGGGGACGCTATGGCCCGAGTCGTGGAGGGATTGGCCCGATGCGGGTACGTGGGATCGTGGCGGACTGTACGAGCTTCCGACGTCGGAGCACCGCACCGACGCGAACGAGTGTTTATCGTTGCTCATTCTGCCGACACCGACGGCGCCGGATTCGGCAGGCGCACGCAACGCGACGAGCGGACGGCAACCGGGCTCGAACCACCACGCCGGTACGACGCTGACCGACTGGACACGGCTACTACCGACGCCGACGGCAAGCCTCGGCCGGGAGAACGGCGGCAGCGCGCAGGGCAAACGGTACGTGAACCCCCAGAGGTCGAACGACCTCGACGACGCGATCGCGTGGACTTTGGACCTTTCGCGCCCGCCGTCGAACGGTGGGAACGCATCCTCGGCCGACCCGCACCCGCACCCGTCGACGACCGAGGCCGGTTGAGCGCGCCGTTCGTCGAGTGGATGATGGGCTACTCGCAAGGGTGGGTCACCGACATCCTTGACCGTCGCACCGACGCGCTGCGGTGCCTCGGCAACGCCGTGGTCCCCCAACAAGCCGCGTACGCCTTGGCGCTACTCGAGCGGGTTCCGGTAACAACATGACACCCACAGAAGCACACCTAGCCGCAATGAGCTACGCCGCCAGAGGATGGCGCGTAATCCCCATCATCCCCGGACGCAAACACCCCGGCATCGCCGCCTGGCAAAACGCCGCCACAACCGACCTAAACCTAATCGAACAATGGTGGACCGCGAACCCCGGCCACGGCGTCGGAATCGTCACCGGGAAAGCATCAGGCATCTTCGCCGTAGACGTAGACATCGCAGACGGCAAACAAGGCGACGACACCCTAGCAGACCTTCAACTCGCATACGGCCCCCTACCCGGAACCGTCGAATGCGTAACCGGGACAGGCGGACGACACCTCTACTTCCGATACCCCGACAACGCAGAAATCCGCAACGACGCCGGCCGCAAACTCGGACACGGCCTCGACATCAGAGGCGACGGCGGACAAGTCCTCGCACCCCCCACCATCCACCCCAACGGCACCCCGTACCGGTGGGAAACCTCAAGCCACCCCGACGACATCACCGTAGCCGACGCCCCCGGATGGCTCCTCGCCCTACTCACCCACGACGACCACCCTACCCCACCCCGTCCCGTCCCCCGACCAGATACCAGCAGAAACGACGACGACTCGCCCGCCGGCCGATACAACAACCGCACCACCTGGCCCGAACTACTCGGACACGACGCATGGACCCTCGACCACACCGACCCCGACGGCGAACAATACTGGGTCCGGCCCGGCAAACAAGCCCGAGACGGCGTCTCCGCCACCGTCGGATGGCACGGAAACGACATGCTCCGAGTGTTCACCACATCGCTCGGGTGGCTCCCCGAAAGGGCCTACAGCCGGTTCGGGTACTACGCGTGCCGATACCACCACGGCGACCGGTCAGCGGCCGCCAAAGCGCTAATAGTCGCCGAACGCGACGGACACAACCTCGCAGCGCTACTCCCCGCCGACACAACCAAACCCGAACCGGGACAAACAACCGACCCCGACAACGACCCGCTCCGGCTCATCAAATGGCCCCAATTCTGGCAACGGGAAACCGACACCGCAGATTGGCTACTCGAGCCGCTCATCGCCCGAGGACGAGGACACAGCCTCTACGCCGGGGCTAAAACCGGCAAATCGCTGCTGATGCTCGCTGCGTGCGCAGCCGTCGCAACCGGCCGCCCGTTCCTAAACAACCCCGCCCGGCCACCCGAACCGATCCTTTACCTCGATTACGAAATGACAGGCGACGACGTCCGCGAACGGCTCGAGTCGTACGGCTACGGACCAGACGACAACCTTGAGCACCTCCACTACGCGCTCCTGCCGACCATCGACCCGCTAGACACCCACAGCGGCGCCGACGCAGTCATAGGCGCAGCGTTACGCCTCGGGGTCATCCACGTAGTCATCGACACGACCTCGAGGGCCGTAGCAGGCGAAGAAAACGACGCCGACACATTCCGGGCCCTGTACCGCCTACTCGGTTTGAAACTCAAATCGCACGGCATCGGATACCACCGACTCGACCACGCCGGCAAAAACTTTGAGCTAGGCCAACGCGGCTCGAGCGCCAAGAACGACGACGTCGACGTAGTCCAAGCGCTCACACGCAGAGACACCGGGCTACTACTCCGAGCCACTCACAAACGGATGGCGTGGGTACCCGAAACGGTCGAAATCGGCATCGAGGACCGCGACGGCTTCCTGGTCTACACGACCGCCGATCACGGCTGGCCGGCGAAAACTAAAGAGATAGTCGACCTGCTCGACGGCGCCGATGTGCCTGTGGATATCGGACGCGACAAGGTGCGCGAACTGTTTAAAAAGAGCGGTTACCAGTACCGAAACGACGCGATATCGTCCGCTATCAAGTACCGAAAGCTACGTTTGAAAGGCGACGAAATGTGTTACCAGCCGGTAACAAACCTGTCCCCGATTACTCCGGGACAGGTATTTTACGGACCTGTCCCCGAAACGTCGGGACAGGTGGGGACAGGTACACAAAACCCCAGGTCAGAGACCGGGACAGGTCGCGGGGACAGGTCGGGACAGTCACCCACGGCGAACCAGTGTGTGGACCTGTCCCTAGTAGGGGACAGGTCCACACACGCCCCGGACCTACCGACACAAAAACGGAACCAACCAACCGATCCCATCTTCGGAACCGACGACGAACTATGAGCCACGCAGACGACCTACTCGCCCACTGGGCAACCATCGCCGCCAACCGCGACAACGCCGGCGGCACCCCCAACGAACTACACACCACGATCGCCGAATGGGCCAAAGGCCCCTACCGGCTCGACACCCAAGAATGCGCCGCCGTCATGGACATGCTCGCCGAACTCGAAGCGTTCGTAGCCGGGCTAGGCGACCAAACCGGACATCACACTTCGAGACCCGCGGCCACCAAACCAGAACCGTCACCTACACCTGCTGGCGCCCCGCCACATAACCCGAACCGGTGACCCATGCCCAAACCCCAATACTCCGGCCCGTGGCAACGCATCCGCCGCCACGTCCTCGACCGCGACAACTGGACGTGCCAAATCAAAGGCCCCTCGTGCAAAGGCGCAGCCACCCAAGCCGACCACATCAACCCGGTCGAACACGGCGGCGCATGGTTCGACCCCGACAACCTCCAAGCCGCCTGCCAAACATGCAACGTCGGCAGAGGCAACAAAACCCGCCTAGAAGCCTGGCGACACGGCCCACCCATCACCCTCGTCTGCGGCCCCCCAGGCGCAGGTAAATCCACCTATGTGCAAGCACACGCCCAACCAGCAGACCTTGTCGTCGACTACGACCACATCGGCCACGCGCTCGGCTCCCCCAACAGACACACACACACAGCCATACACACCGTCATCAACGCAGCACGAAACGCCGTACTCACCCAAATCCGCCGCGCCGAACACCAAGCCCCAGCCGTATGGATCGTGTCAACGAACCCCGACGCAGCCGCCATGTTCCCCCACCACCACCTCGTGTACCTGAACCCCGGCCGAGACGTCGCCTACCAGCGTGCCGCCGACGGCGGACGCACAGCACAAGCCCTCGAACTGATCGACCAATGGCACACCCCATCATCCGTGTGGGATGTCTAACCGTGTGAACGCATGCTCATACACAGCCATGCAGTAGCCCGTGCATGACTATGCACACGTTATGCAGTCGAGCCTCTGACCAGGGGTGATACCGTCGCGCGTAACCGCAGGTCAGAGGCCTATGCAACGCTCTGACCAGGGGTTATGTGGCTAGGGGGGTGGGGTGGCGACGGGGCGGGGCTCGGCGCGTCAGTACCCCGGCCCAAGTCCGTTCTCTCCCCACGCAATAAAGTGCATTGCCATACATTTGGGGTGTATAGAGTTGCATAAATGGTGCATGGTGGTTGTATAAATAGCTGATAGGAGTTGCTTTGCTGGCCGAAGTACAAAAATCAAATCGGGATGGCTTGACGGCGCTACGTGATCTGCTGGCCCGAACGCTTGAGGACGCAGAACCGAAAGACGTTGCTTCGTTGGCGGGCCGGTTACAGTCGGTTTTGGCGGCGTTGGATGCGTTGCCGTTGGCGAAGGGGATAAATCCACTTGACGAAATCGCAGCTAAGCGTTCAAAACGTCGTGCTCCCGCGAGTACTGGTGGTGCCACCCCGGACGGAAAGCGCGGGGCAAGAGGCGGTTGACATCGCAGCCTCTGCCGGTTTGTTCCTTGATGAATGGCAGGCGTTAGCGCTTGATGAGGCGTTAGGCGAGGTTGACGGTAAGTGGGCGGCGTTCGAGGTTGGGTTGGTGTGTCCGCGTCAGAACGGCAAAGGGTCAATCTTGGAGGCTCGAGCGCTTGCGGGCCTTTTTCTGTTTGACGAACGGCTAATTATTTGGTCGGCCCACGAATTTAAGACCGCGAAGGAGGCTTACCTGCGGGTTCGCCGGCTGATAGAAGACACCCCACACCTAAACGCATTGGTTCACCGCTACTACCAGTCAAACGAAATGACCGAAATTGTTTTGACGTCCGGCGCCCGGCTCAAGTTCCTAGCCCGGAACAACACTTCGGCGCGTGGGTTCACGGGGGATTGTGTGATCTTGGACGAGGCGTTTGCGTTGACGCCGGACACGATGGCGGCGATTTTGCCGACGATGGCCGCGAAGTCGGTCACCGGTAACCCACAATTGTGGTACACGTCGTCGGCGGGGATGCGTTCTTCTGTGCAGTTGCGAGCGGTCCGTAAACGTGCTTTGTCGCCGTCTCCTGGGTCGTTGTGCTGGTTGGAGTGGTCGGCACCGGTCGAGGCGCGCGACAGCCCGGAGGATCGAACGTGGTGGCGTCAAGCGAACCCGGCGTTAGGTCATCGGATCTCTGAAGATTTTGTGGCGTCGGAGTTTGCTTCGATGTTTGACGAAGGGCTCGAGCAGTTCTGCCGGGAACGGCTAGGGGTGTTCGACGAGGATGAGGTTATTGACGCGGTGTTCCGTGCGGGGCAGTGGGCTGCGGTCGAGTCGCCGGACGTGTTTAACGGCGGTTTGACGTTTGCTTTGGCGGTGAACCCTGAAAGGACGCACGCTGCTATCGCGTGTGCTGATCGTTCGGGTTTGTGTGAACTTGGCGCATATCGGCCTATGGGCCCTTGGGTTGTTGAATTAGTTGCCGAATTGGCAATAAAGCATGGTTCGACGGTAGCTGTGCAAGAATCGGGGCCGGCTGGGTCGCTGATAGCAGAGATCCAAGCGGAAGGCGTACAAGTCGAGTTGATTTCGCATTCTGATTTGCGTGCGGCGTGCGGATGGATGTTCGACGCTGTCGCTGCTGGTAAGGTTAGGGTCCGGAAGCATCCGCAATTGGATGCTGCGGTTTTGGCTACGGTGAAGAAACCTTCTGGTGATGGGTTTGTGTGGGATCAACGCGCCGGGGATGTCAGCGCTTTCGTAGCGTTGACGCAAGCGGCGTATATTGCGGCAACAAAGTCGGAAGTGATGGTGCCTCTTGGAGCGTGGCGGTGAACGGCTGCAAATAGTAGGCGGCTTTTTTGGCGCGTTGGGGCTAGGGTTGTTTATTGGTGCGCTTCTCGGTCTTTGGGCCGGGGTTGGGGTAGCGTTGTGCGTGTCGGGCTGCGCTGCGGTCGTCGTCGGATTTCTGAAAGAACGTGAGGTGACCGATGGGGCTAGCTCGTCTGTTGTCAACACGTAGCAACGAATCCCGGTCGACTTTCTCATTCGACGAATATCTACGTCTGATAACGAACGAATTTACGTTCTCGGGTATCAAGTACATCACCCCGGCGGCGTCTTACGCAGAGTTGACAGCAGCACAAGGGCAAAGAAACCCGATTGTCGCAGCGTGCGTAGCTGTCAGGTTGCTTGTGTTCGCCGAAGCCCGTTTTACATGGCAGTCTTTGAACGGTGGCCGCCCAGGGAAACTGTTCGGGAACCAGGAACTCGAATTGCTGGAATCGCCGTGGCAGACCGCTACAACCGGCGACCTTTTGGCCCGCTGCGAGGTCGACGCGTCGTTCTACGGGAACAGTTATTGGATACGTGAACGATCCGCTTTCGGTAACCGCGACATACTTACCCGGCTTGACCCGACTAAAGTCATTATCATCGACGCGGATCTCGGCGGCTACTCGCGCGAGCTGGTCGGGTACGCGGTCACTGACCAGGCCGGGAATGTTGTCGGCCAGTGGGACGCTAGCGAAGTCGCGCATTATCGGCCGTTGCCAGACCCGACGCATCCGTTTAGGGGCCGTTCGTGGCTCGACGCAATCCTGCCCGATGTCACAGCGGACACGGAACTTACCCGCTATAAGACGTCGTTTATGCAGAATAGTGCAACGCCAAATATGGCTGTTTCGTTAGACGCCGGGGTTTCACCGGCACAATTCGAATCGTTTGTAGAGAAAATGGACGCTTCGCACAAAGGTGTCGCGAACGCTTTTAAGACTTTGTATTTGGGTGGCGGCGCCGACGTAAAGGTAGTCGGCGCGAACTTTGAGCAACTAAACCTAAAGAACGTGCAAGGCGCGATTGAGTCGCGTATCGCCGCCGCTGCGGGTGTGCCGGCGTCTATCGTCGGCCTGTCCGAGTCGATGCAAGGTTCGTCGTTGAACGCCGGGAACTATCAGGCGGCGCGTCGCAGGTTCTCCGATGGGACGATCCGGCCGTTGTGGCGGTCTGTCGCAGGGGCAATGTCGACGCTATTGATTGCGCCTCGAGCATCGCGCCTATGGTTCGACGATCGCGACATCTCATTCTGCCAAGAAGACGTAAAAGACGCCGCAGATATTAAACAGGTCGAGGCGCAAGCGTTAAAAACGTTGATTGACGGCGGTTTCGACCCGGATTCGGCGATTGAAGCTGTCACGACCGGAGATTTCTCGGTACTCAGCCATTCCGGGCTGGTTTCCGTGCAGCTCCAGCCGCCCGGAACGCTAGCCGCCGCGCCTCCGCTTGACCCGTCCGCTGTCCCGGCCCCCCAAGCGCTCCCGGTTGCCTAAGCGCAACCCACGAAGGATCAAACATGACCACATCAGAACGCGCCGCCCCTACCGATAACCTGATCCGCTCGTCGGCGCCGTCAACGTCGACCATCGCGCTCGGCTCCACTGACGGCGGCGCCGACGGCCGGACTTTGTTCGGCCATTTTTCGGTATTTGACACATGGACCGAAATAAACTCGATGTTCGAAGGCCGGTTCTTGGAGCGGATCGGCCAGGGTGCGTTCCGGGACACGTTCAAAGCGCAACGAGGCCAAATCCGGGTGATTTTCCAACACGGACGAGACCCGCAGATTGGCGACAAGCCACTAGGCGCCCCCGACGTGCTCCGAGAAGACGCCCAGGGCGCTTATTACGAATCCGAACTGTTTGACACGCCATACGTAAACGATCTACTGCCGGCGTTGCGTGCGGGGCAGTTGGGGGCGTCTTTCCGGTTCCGGGTCACCGCCGAAGAATGGGTAGACCCAAAGAAAGCCACGTCGTCGAACCCTGACAAACTCCCCGAACGTACCATAAGGGCCGTTCACCATTTCGAGCATGGGCCTGTTACTTGGGGTGCGTATTCTGACGCCACGGCCGGTGTACGCTCAGGGACAGATGACTTTATCGAGTCGTTGATGACCGACCCGCGGTTTGTGGCCCGTTTCACCGAACGCGCCGGACTAAAAGTAGTTGAAAAGATCCTGTCGACGCTGCCTGCTCTTGGGCGCAGCGACGACACCGGAACGGAACCCGACGCCGTCGGTTCCGACGAACAAATGCCTGATGTGTCGGTCGTCGACCATGCAGAGGATTACCGCAACCAGATCGCCGCGACGCTTATGCGTTTCCGGCACGAACCGAAAGGCCCCCCATGTTGATTAACGACATTAACGCCCGCCTCGGTGAGATTGACGCGGAGCTAGAACTCCTCGCAGCTCTCCCCGATCCCACCGCCGACGACGTCGCCCGTTCCGAGGAACTGATCTCCGAAGCCGACGAACGCCGCGCTGCCCGCATCGCCGCTAACGAGCGTTCGCAGCGTATCGCGGCCGCTCACGCCACGGCAAAGGAACAGAACCGCGATTTCGGCGGGTCGCCGTTCCAGATCATGGCAAAGGTTGACGCCTACGGCACCGACCTCCGCATGATGGACGCCGGCCAGGTAAAGGACGCCGCCCGCTCAATCCTCGAGCGTAGCGAAGCCCGCCACCTTGCATCCGACTCGAAAGAGAAAGCCGAAGGGCTCATTCAGAACCTTGATGCTCGTCTCGCGAAGCTGGTCATTACGACCAGCCGACCCGAGTACCGGTCTGCATTCGGGAAGTACATCACCGGCCGCGAAGGGCTTTTGTCGAACGACGAGCGCCGCGCAGTCGAGGAGTCCCGCACGAGCCTCGCGCTCGCTGACGCTAACGGCGGCTATGCCGTCCCGGCGCTGCTCGACCCGTCGATCATCTTCACCGGTTCCGGTACCGCAAACCCGATGCGTCAGGTGTCGCGTGTCGTCACCGGCATTGATGACACTTGGCGTGGCGTCACGTCCGCCGGTATCACCGCATCATGGGATTCGGAAGCCATTCAAGTTTCTGATGATGGGCCGACTCTCGGGCAGGCTACCGTTGTTTCGCACAAGGCTGCGGCGTTCGTGCCGTTCTCCGTGGAGATCGAAGGCGACTGGACCGGCCTCGCGTCGGAAATGTCGATGCTGTTCGGCGAAGCGAAAGACACCCTAGAGACGGCCGGTTTCGCGACCGGTTCCGGTATCGCAGACAACCCGTACGGTATCCTCACCGACTTGTTTGCCGCGTCGGCGACTGTTGGCGTGTTGCCGACCACCGACGGTTCGTTCGGTGCGGTTGACGTGCGAGCGTTGTTCGGTGCTCTCGGTCCTCGTTACCGAGGCCAGGCAGCGTTCATGTCGTCAATCGACGCCATGAACGAAGTCAGAGGTTTCGACACGACCGGCGGGCTCAGTAACCAGACCGTCGACCTTACCCAGCCGTACAACTTCGCGGTGTTGGGCCGTCCGTACTACGAGAACTCGGGTTTCCCCGATTTCTCCGGTACGACCGGTGCGGCTAACATCCTCGTCGTCGGCGATTTCAGAAACTACGTGATCTTTGATCGTGTAGGCTCCCGAGTAGAGTTCATCCCGCATCTGATGGGCGCCAACAACCGGCCCAACGGAACCCGCGGCCTTTACTTCTGGTGGCGTGTCGGCGGCAAGACCGTCAACACGAACGCATTCAGGCTTCTTCTGAACGCCTAGTAATTAAGGATTCCCCCCGGTCTGCCTAGGCGGTCGGACCGGGGGGAATAACCGCCTACACCGCCCAGGGGAAACGATGGCAAAATATAAATATCCGCGATACGACACAAACGTACGTGACGCAGGCAGCAAATATCCGACCGAGATCCGTATAGGCCAAAAATGGCACGCGGATTATCCGCTCGTAAAAGCTCATCCCGAACTGTTCGGCGATGAGCCATCCGGGGAACCGTTGCCACGAGGGTTTATCCCTCCGGTAACTCGCGTGGAACAAGCCTCCGCGTCTCCCGGTGAGCGCCGGTCGGTCCGCCGTGACGATTGACCCCGGATCAGTCCGGGTAGCGGTCCTCGTCGACGACGACCACGGCTACCACCCAAACTTTATGGATTCTTGGAACCCGATGCTAGCCGCCGACCTCGGCGGTCAACAGCGGGTGTGGCGCGGCGGGTACGCGTTCCAGCGTTGCACATCCGCCGGCGTCGTCGAAGGCCGCAACGAAGTCGCAAAAAACCTGCTTAGCTCGACCGCCGAATGGTTGCTGTTCGTCGACGCCGACATGGGATGGGACCATACAGCGCTCGAGGATCTGATGGCGGTCGCTGACCCGGTCGCCCGTCCAATCGTCGGCGGTTTATGTTTTGGGTTCGGTCCGATCACCGATCGGATGGACCACGCAAACGCTGTAGTTAAAGTCCCGTTTCCCACGATCTTTGACCTTGTGGAACGAGACGACGATTTTGCGTTCCGTCCCCGTTTCTGGTATAAGCCAAACAGCGTTGTCGAATGTTCCGCTACTGGCGCAGCAATGCTGCTCATTCACCGCACGGTGTTCGAGGCGATCGCAGCTAAACCGGAACTCGGCCAGCCGTTCGACCGCATGAAGCATCCTCGTGGGAAGAAGCTGTGGGGTGAAGACACGTCGTTTTGTGCCCGTGCGAAAATGTGTGGTTTTCCGACGTATGTGCATACGGGCGTGAAGACTTCGCACGCCAAAACGGTTTATGTGACCGAGTCGACGTTTCTAGCGCAGGTGCGGCCGCAACCGGCGACCGAGCAGGTAGCGGTTGTGGTCCCTGTGATGAACCGGCCGCAAAACGCGCGGCCGTTTATGGAATCGTTGCGTGCGTCAACCGGGCTAGCTGCCGTGTATGCCATCGCAGACCCCGACGACCCCGAAACTTACATGGCGTGGATCGCTGCCGGCGCCGAAGTGCTACTAACGGAAACGGGGCGGTCTTCGTTCCCGCAAAAAGCAAATTTCGGATATGCGCACACTTCGGAACCGTGGCTGCTAGTCGTCGGCGATGACGTGCGTTTTCATCCGGGCTGGTTGGACCACGCGCAGCAAACCGCTGCGATTACCGGCGCCGACCTAGTCGCAACAAACGACCTAGGAAACCGTCGCGTCGCCGACGGATTCCACGCAACGCACCCAATGATCCGCCGCACCTACATTGACGAACAGGGCGCGTCGTGGGACGGCCCCGGCGTCCTAGTACACGAAGGGTACCGGCACAATTTCTGCGACGACGAATGGTCGGCGGTCGCCCGTCAACGTGGCGTGTTCGCCCCGGCGCTCGGCGCTCTCGTGGAACACAACCATCCGATCTTCGGGAAGGCCGAAGACGACGTCGTGTACCGCAAGGGGAAAGCGCACTACGACCAGGACCGCCGCCTGTTCGAGCGCAGGCTCCGCGACAACACGCAGGCGTCGGCATGAGTTCGATAGAACGGCACTGCACGCCACATGGGTTCATCGGTCCACTGGAGCCATTGAAGTCTCTTTGCGCTCGCCGACATTGGCCCGCCGGGTCAGGGGCTTTCGATGTCATCTGCGATTACTGCGGAACCGAGTTCGGTTGGCACGTCGGCCGCAGGCTCCGCAACAACAGCAAATGATCAACGTCGCGGGTGCCGGCTGGTCCGGCGCAGTGATCGCACGCCGCCTCGCTGAAACAGGGCGCTGTGTGACCGTATGGGAGCCCCGCAGCCACGTCGGCGGGAACTGCTACACCGAACGCCGCCACGGCATAAACGTCCACGTCTACGGGCCGCACATCTTCCACACATCAAACGAGCGGGTCTGGCGTTGGGTGAACAAGTGGGGGATGTGGGAACCGTACCGGCTGAAAGTTATGTCGACCGCTCAGGGCGGCGTGTACTCACTGCCGGTGAACATGCACACCATAAACCAGGCGTTCGGGACAACAGAAACACCGAAAGGCGCACGGCGACTACTTGAGCTAGGAACAGGCGGTGACACGTTTGAAGATGCCGCCATTGGGGCCGTCGGCGAACGCTTGTACCGTCTCCTATTCGCCGGGTACACCGCGAAGCAATGGGGTTGCGACCCCAAAGACTTGCCGGCGTCAGTGTTCCGGCGCCTCCCGGTCCGGTTCAACTACGACGACAACTATTTCGAGCACCGATGGCAAGCCATCCCCCGCAACGGTTACACCCCGATCTTTGAACGGATCTTGGACCATCCGAACATCACCGTACGGCTCAATGAGGCGTGCCCCCGTGGCGGGGAACACACCTTCTGGTCAGGTCCGCTCGACGGATGGTTTGGGCATGATGACGGCGCGTTGCATTATCGGACGTTACGGTTTCAACACATCGAATCGTCGGGGGATTGGCAGGGTGTTGCGTTAATGAACTACCCGGACCGCGGTATCCCGTGGACGCGCAGCGCCGAACATAAACATTTAGCGCCGTGGGAGTCGCACGACCGGACGATCGTTACCCGTGAAGTGCCAGCTGAATGCGGCCCGGCTGATATCCCGTTTTACCCGATGCACGATCAACCGATGTTGCACGCCTCGTATCTTGAACGCGCAGCACAAGAAAAGAATGTAACGTTTGTCGGACGGTTAGGTACCTACCGTTATCTTGATATGGACGTCACGATTTCCGAAGCGCTTGACGCAGCGGACCGATACTTAGCAGCCTGAGGGGGCTACATGACCGCCTTACTTCTTTCCGCACTTTATGGCAACTACGACGCGTTAAAGCATCCCCCGGAACAGGAAGGCGACGTGCGGTGCATGTTGCTAACCGACGACCTGACCGTGGAATCGGATGTGTGGGAAGTCGTGTACTGGCCTAAACCGCATATGATTGGGCTGCTCGCGGCGAAAGCGCCGAAGATGCTCCCGGCCCTCTATGCGCCGGACTGCGACGCATCAGTGTGGGTCGACGCGTCCGTGCAAGTCTTGTCGCCGACGTTCACCGCCGAATGTGTCGAATATGCCCGAGACGGGTTCGCGACGTGGCCGCACCCGTGGAACCCGACACTAGCCGCCGAAGCCGCCGAATCGTTGCAACAAACCCGCTACCAAAACCAGATGCTCGAGCAGCAAGTCGAGCGCTTCCACGCAGAAGGGCTCCCCGCTGATACCTCCGTCCGGCATACCGCAGTAGTCGCAAGGGCACACAATGACGCGACGCTAACCGCCGGCTATTTATGGGACGCCGAATATGAGTGGTCGATGGCCGATCAGATAGGTTTCATGTACGCTACCTGGCGGGCGGGTGTGCCAATGTACGAACTACCAATGTCGCAGGCGTTCTTGCAAGGGTTCTTGACCCCTGCCCGCCCCGACCGTTGGCTTTCGCATCACAGCCACCTGAAAGGCTATTGGGCGCCATGATAAAAGAACTATTTGACCGGTACCGAAACACCCCGTCCGATATCTCCGGGCACCTTCAATACATGCACGACCTATGCGTCGAGCTAGGCGCAACATCCGTTGTTGAACTCGGCGTACGAACCGGCGTTTCGACCGCAGCGTTCCTAACAGCTATGGAACACAACGGCGGGACTGTTTGGTCCGCGGACATCGACGCGCCACGGGTAGACCCCGAGATCGCAAACCATCCGTGCTGGCAGTTCGTATGGGGCGACGACCTCGAACTAATCGACCTTGCCCCCGAAGCGGATATAGTCTTTATTGACACTTCGCACGCCTACCAACAAACCCTAGATGAGCTTGACGCATACAGCCCAAAAGCGCGCCAAGTGATCCTGTTGCACGACACCCAACTAGAGCAGCCCGAAGGGCTCATAAACCAGCCGCCGTTCCCTGTCAGGAAAGCGTGCCTAGAATGGCTTGACCGGAACCCCGGTTGGGATTGGGAAGAATTCGAGCACTGCTATGGCCTCGGTGTGATGAGGAGAATGACGTGACCATCACTAACGGGCTGCTAACCGCCCCCGAGTATGCTTCCTATACCGGGGCGGACGCGCCACTAGGGCTAAGGCTTACACAATGGGAAACAGCGATCGAAGTCGCTTCCCGTTGGGTTGAGCAGCACTGCGGACGCCAGTTCCACGAAACGGACACCGGGGCTTCGCCGACCCCATCAGCCCGCTATTTCGAGGCGACCGGCGACAAAGTCCAAATAACCGACTGTCAGTCTGTGACCATCGTCCAGACAGACACCTTGGACGACGGCACCTATTCGACAACCGTTCCCACATCCGATTATCAACTCCTGCCCGTCGGCGGTTTCGACGACTTGCTAGGCGTGTCGGTGCCGTATACGGCGATTAAGCAGACGGTGTGGGCGACTTGGCCTGTCGGGTATAGGGACCAGCCGATCAAAGTTACGGGCCTTTGGGGCTGGGCGGCTGTCCCGTCCGCGGTCAAACGGGCGACGGCGATCCTTGCCCAAGACTTGCTACGCGACCCCGAAACAAACTTTGGTGGCCTGGTAGCGCAGAGCGATGGGGTTGTGCTGGGGTCGCGTGTCCCGACGCGAACTATCACGCTTCTTGATCCTTATGTGCGGGCGGTCCGTGCGCCGGGGGTTCAGGTCGCGTGAACGTCGCCGAGATCCGCGAACAACTAGCGTCGGCGCTCAGCGAAGCTGATATGTACGTCGCCAAATATCGGAACGAACCAACAGACGGTTTCCCGCTGGCGATTATCAACGTCGATTCGATGATCGCTGACACGTTCCTCGATGGCTCTTACGCTCTGACGGTAACCGTCACGGTTCTCGTTTCGCGTGCTGATGTTCCTGACGGCTGGTCCCGGCTGGACCAACTGTTGTCGGATGACACGATCGGCGACGCGTTGCGTTCCGCCGAGTGTGTCGCGACAGTCGGCGCCTATGACCAGATAGGCGACGAAATCGAATACGACGCTGGCGTTCACATCGGTTTCACGGTCGCTGTTGAAGTGTTGGCCTGATGGGTGTGTCTAGTTCACCAGCGAAGTTTGTCTTGAAAGTTAACGAGCTGACAAAGGTTCCTGAGCGGGTAGCGTTGACCGCTGTTCGCGTCAACGCAAAAAACGCAGGGTCGAACGCCGAAAAGTCTGTTAGGTCCGCTACGAACGGTTCGGGGCGGCTCCGTAACGCAGGGGCGTTAGTTCGTGCGCCCGGAGCGCAACGCCGGGTCGTGGGCCGTAAGGGGGCACGGTTGCGAGTGTCTACGAGGGTCGCGCCTGGCGGGCAGTTTGCGACAATAAAAGCTCTTGGCCCGTGGCAACTTATCGAATATCCGACTGTGAGCCACGAGATCGGCCCCAGCGGCCAAACAAAAGATGTACTGGCCGGCCCTACGCTTTCCGGGCGGAAACTGAAATCGAAATCGGGACGCGCCGGGGCGAAAGGGCGCCAAGGTCGCGCTAAAGCATTACGGACCCCTTACGGGCTTAAACGGCGAGTGTACGTCAAAGGCACTAAAGGAAAGTTTCCGTGGCGTGCCGCCCGGCTAAAAACGTACCGTGAAGCGCCGCTAGCAATAAAGAAAGCGGCAACAGCCGAACTAGCAAAGGTGTTCCGATGAGAGCACTAGTGATTGAACCGGGGCCGGCTTTCTCGGTGCTCGACGTTCAACGCGGCATCGTTGCCGGGCTACGCCACAACGGCATCGAAGCGCACTCGTTCAACCTCGGCGACCGCCTCAACCTATACTGCAACGCAGAACTAGCCGTCGACGGCGAATATCGGAAAGCGTTTGAAAGCGAAGCAGCGTACGCCCTAGCGTCAGAAGGAATCCTGTCCGCCTGCTGGAAATACGGCCCCGATATTGTTGTCATGGTTTCATCGTTTTTTACCCCGCCGGCGATCTACGAAGCGCTCCGGGCACGAGGCGTACACGTCGTCCTTTGGCTGACCGAATCGCCGTACGAAGACGCCCGCCAAATCCCAATGGCACCCTACGCCAACACGGTCATAACAAATGACCCAACGAACCTAGACGACTTCCGGGCCGTGAACCCGAACACCCACTATATTCCGCACGGCTACCACCCCGAGATCCACCACAACCAAAACAGGACCGGCCAATACCCGTTTACGTTTGTCGGGACCGGGTATCCGTCACGGATAGAACTTTTCGAAAAAGTTGATTGGCCGTGCGAGCCGCTGTTCGCCGGTAACTGGCAGTCGGTAACAGACGACTCGCCGTTGTTGCCGTTCCTGCTATATGACCGCGACCAGTGCATAGATAATGACTCTGTCGCCGACCTATACCGGGCGTCGATCACATCTGCAAACATTTACCGTAAAGAAGCGATGTCCGACGACCTCGTAGCGGGATGGTCGATCGGCCCACGCGAAGTGGAACTAGCTGCGTGCGGCACCTATTTCGCTCGGGAACCTCGAGCAGAAGGCGACGACCTGTTCCCTATGTTGCCAGCATTTACCGAACCCGGCGAGCTAGCAGATATCGTCCGGTGGGCACTCAACCATCCCGACGAACGGTTTGCCGCAGCTCAACAGGCACGGGCCGCCGTTACGGATCGCACATTCAAAGACAACGCAGCACTACTTTTAAGGCACATCGGCTAACGTCGGTCCCTGAGGGGGGACAATTCTCCGGTAACCAATCGAATGCCGCGTTCCGGGGCGGCCCATCCCCTATAGGAGAACCCAATGGCGCGTATCAGCGGCAAAAACGGCATTCTGTATGCAAACATCACATCGGGCGGCACCGCCGAACCGATAGCGTTCCTTAACCAGTTCTCTATGGACTTCACGACCGATAAACAGGACGTGTCCTGTTTCGGTGACACGACAAAGCAGTACGTTTCCGGGTTCGCTGACGCGTCCGGGGCGTTTGCCGGTTTCTACGACAACGCAACCGCGCAGCTTTACACGGCTGCGATCGACGGCGTAGCCCGCAAATTCTACTTTTACCCGACGACCGCATCGACGGCACAGTATTGGTTCGGGACCGGGATTTTCGATTTCTCAATCTCGGAACAAACTTCGGGTGGTGTCGCTATCTCCGGTTCGTGGGCGGCGGCTACTGCTGTCGCCAAGGTAGGCTAACCGTCGACAAGAGGGGAAACTATGTGGACGCTCACTTTCGAGGATCGCAAACACCGCGAAAACGATTTGACGATCGGGCAAGCGGAACGCATCGAGGACATGACCGGCGAAAGCTGGTTGCGTATCGTCCCTTTGCGTTCCGCTAAACACGCCCGGTCGATCCTGGTCGTGATGCACGCAGACGCCATCGGCGAAGCCGACGACGTGGTAGCGGCACGCGTTAAAGCGTTGAAAATGTCAGACTTCCTGAAAATGTACGGCACCGAGGAAGATGACGTGCCGTCGATGTATACCGACGGAAACCCTCCGGCGGCGGACGCGCCCTAGACGGCTTCATTTGCCTATTCGCGCGTTCGCCGTGGTTCTGGCCTCCTGATGTGGTACGCAAACAGAAGCTCCGCGATTTGCGGATGCTGCTCGAGTCGATAAGTTAAGGTGGGTTGTGGCTGGAACCGTTGAACGCTTACAGTTCTTAGTCACGTCAGATTCGGCGCAGGCGCGTGGCGACCTCGGGAAACTGAACCAGTCGGCGTCGGCGTCGATGTCTGGCATCGCGAAGCTCCAAGAGGCGTTTAAGCTCGGCGCCGGCATCGGCGTCGGTACCACAGCGGTCGAAGGTGTCATCGGCGGTTTGCAGAAACTGGGCGGGTTCGCCCTGTCGCAGATGGAATCCGCGATCGGCGCCGCGTCGGATCTGCAACAATCCGCCGGCGCAGTGAAAGCAATTTTCGGTTCTGCGTCGAACACGATAAACGATTTTGGGCGTACGTCGGCGCAGTCTGTCGGCTTGTCAACGGCGGCTTTCAGCCAGAGCGCTGCGACGCTCGGCGCGTTCTTGCAAAATTTGGGTTTGACTAACGACGCTGCGGCTTCGACGTCGATTTCGTTGGTGCAAGTTGGAGCGGATCTAGCTGCGGCGTTCGGCGGCAAAACGTCTGATGCTGTCGCCGCTATCGGTTCGGCGTTACGTGGCGAACGCGACCCAATCGAACGATACGGGATCAGCGTCAAGCAAGCGGCTGTAGATGCACGGGTGTTGGCTTCTGGCTTGGACACGTCTACGCAGGCGGCGTTAACGAACGCTCAAGCTCAAGCAACCTTGTCTCTGATCCAAGAACAGGCCGGGAAGACCGCCGGCCAGTTTGGCCGCGAGTCTGACACGCTTGCGGGGCAGCAGCAGCGGTTCACCGCCGAACTAGAAAACGCACGCGCCGAGCTCGGAACTGCGTTACTGCCAGCCATGACCGAACTAGTCAAAATCGGTCGCGATCTGATACCGGTTATCGAAGGGGTAGCGCTCGGCGTCGGCCTAGTAGCCGAAGCAGCAAAAGACGCCGCCGAACCGGTCGGGAAACTAGCCGGCGTTCTCGGCGCCCTTGTGAAAGCGCTCCCCTCTAACCCTCTAAAGAAATTGTTCGGCGGGGGGATGAGTGACGAAGAATTTAATCGGCTTGTCGCCGAAGGGGAAGCCACTAAAGCTCTCGCCGATAAAGAATTAGAATTGGGGGAAAAGTCAAGGGTGGCGGCAGCGGGCACTAAACTTCTCGCCGATCAGATGACCGATTTGCAGAAAGCGTCGTCGGGGCTTCTTGGTTCGCTTATCGGCGCCGACTCGGCAGAATCAGCATTCTTTAAAACACTTGAAAGCGGCAGTTCTTCCGCCGGGTCAAGCGCAAAAAAGATTGAACGTGCTTACCGGTCTATAGAAGACGCGCAACGATCTTTAACAGATTCGCAAAAAGAACTAGAAGAATCGTTGATCGCCCGTTTTGTTGTCGGGTTGGGGGCAACGTCGGACGAAATTACGTTAGGTCAGATCGCGGAGCGTGATTCGACGCGTGGATTGGCAGACGCGAAACGTGATTTGGCTGACGCGCAGTCGCGGCTAAACAAGTTGCGCGAGGTTGACAAGGCCGGGCTCCTCGACGCCGAAGCCGCATATATTCAAGCTCAACGCGATTTCGTCGACGCCGAAAAGACCGGCGATATTGTGCAACTGAACCGGGCGAAAGCAGATTTGTTACGCACAGAGAAAGCGTTGGGCGAGCAGCGCGACCCGTCGGTTACCGGCGATTTGGCGCAAGCCGAACAGGACGTAGCCGCCGCTCAGGACGCGGTGACCACCGCAGAGATCGACGCGGTACGATCCCGTAAGGATCTAAACGACCTGATAAACAGCGGCAAGGAAGGTTCTCTGGACCTTGCCGAAGCGAACAAGCAGGTCGAAGCGGCGCAGCGACGCGTTGAAGGTTCGGAACGGGCGTTGGCCGACGCCCAGGACGCTCTGAACGAGTCGGCGTCGGGGCTCGGCGGCTCAGTCAAGAACGTAAACAAACAATTTGAGGACGGTTTGACCGCAGCCGACAAATGGTTGCAAAAACTTATAGACGAGAAAACCACCCCCGAAAAGTTTTCGGCTGCCGTCGCCGCCATTTATGGCAACCTAAAAAATGTCGCCGACCAGGCAGGCGAAACAGGCAACCTTGACACTTACCTTTCTAAGATCAGCGAAATTTATGCACAGATCAGGAACATTTCAGGGTTCGGCAATTTCGCGCCAGGCGGTTTCTCAAACGACCCGGCGAACGCGTTCCAATCACTCCCCGAAACAAAAATTGTTATGAATTTGAACGGCCGCGAATTCGGGGCGGCTGTCGTAGAAGGCTTGTTGGCTTACCAGTCAGCGAACGGCAGCGTTCCCATTAGGGTCACCGGATGAGTCTTTCGGCGACTTGCAAAGTATCTATAGCTTTTGCTGATGGCCCGTTGGTGGCGTCTCCGGCGTGGACGGATGTCACGGCGTATGTTCGTTCGGTTCGTACGAACCGGGGTCGCAGTAACGAGCTTGACGACTTCCAAGCCGGCACAGCGACAATAGTCCTCGAGAACACTGACCGCCGTTTCGACCCTGATTATGCTTCGGGGGCGTATTACCCGAACGTGAAGGTTCGCCGCCAAATCAAAGTCGAGGGTGTGTATTCGGCGACGACGTATCCGGTGTTCCGTGGGGTGGTGCAGTCATGGGGGCAGGATTGGCCGGTTCATAACCGCGACGCTACTTGCACAGTTCAAGCCGTGGATTTGTTCGGTTTGCTTGCGACATGGGATTTGCCCGAGTCCGCATATGAAACCGTTGTGCGTTCGCTGAACCCGACTAGCTGGTTTGATGTGGGTTCTACGGAACCGGCAGACCTGATCGGCCAATCAACTGTTTCTTATGGCGGGTTGAGGACAGAAGCCGCAGCGTTGGCAGTGGGCAGCACTGGGGCGTCGCGGCACGTTATCGACCCTTACGACGACAACGTGACGGTTTCGTCTGTCGCGTCTTTCGGGTTCAGCCCCAATTCGTCGAACAAAACGACTTTGGCGGCGTTCGTGAAGGTGTCCGACCTGCTTGAGTCGTACGACGGCGTCGTAGCGTTCGACGTGTCGCTATTGGCTGTCGGCGTAAGGCACAATTCGGGAACAGGTGTTTGCAGAGTCGGTGTGGCTTCGACCGGGCAGTTCGTCGGCTACGTTTCGACGTCGGGCGGTTCGGCCCAGGTTGGCGGAACGTCCGGCGAAACACTTGTAGACGGCTACCGGCATTATCTGGCTATGGTCCGCGACGGCACCGGTTTAACCCTTTACCTAGACGGTGTGTCGTTCGCTACCGCTGTAACCGGGTCCACTTCGTTTACCGTCCTAGACGGAACGATCGGGTCCGGGCCGTCTGGTCTGTCGATCTCGTCTGTTAGGCGACGCCACGATTTCATCATCGACGAACCGACGGTGTGGCATGGGGTAGCGTTAACGGCCGCGCAGTTGTTGTCGTTGTCCGATACCCGTGATGGGTGGGCAGCAGAAACCGCGTCCGCGAGAATTGTCCGCGTGCTCGATTTGTTAACGGTGCCGTCCGGGTTGTACTCGACTACTACAGCGTCGTCGTCTGTGGGTGCGTTCGTGGGCGGCAGCAACGCTCTCTCATATTTGCAGTCGGTCGCCCGTTCCGATCAGGGACGGCTCTTTGTGGACAGATCCGGTGTTATCACGTTCCAACCGAAAACGGCAGACATGGGCGGTTCCGCGTCGGTAACGTTCGCTGATGACACTACGGCGTCGTCGGTGCGTTACTCCGGGTTCGGCCTTGAGTACGACGACCGGCTGATTTATAACGATGTTGTTATCGCCGGGGTTAATTGTGAGGCAAAGAAAGAGAATTTGACTTCGATAGCGGCGTACTCGCAGCGGAGTTTGTCGCTTCGGACGCAACTTCCGACGACGGCGGCGGCTAGAGACGTCGCAGAAGCTACCGTGGCCCGGTATGCAGACCCGTCGACACGCGGCAAAGGTTGGAAAGCCCATCCGCAACGTGCGCTAAACGGCGTGTCTACCCTAGGGTATGCGACAGTTTTAGGGCGCGAACTCGGCGACCTTGTTTCAATTAAACGCACCCCGCCTGTCGGGACTGCGATAACGCAAACAGTGTCGGTAACGTCTATCGGCCACGATATAAACATTCCCGAAGGAAAATGGGATGTGTCTTTTACGGGCGCTCCCGCATACACAACAGCATCATTTCGTTGGGGTACCTCTAATTGGGGTGGAACGGATTATTGGTCGTGACTTATGGCATACAGTGACCCGCAAGGAACCCATAACCCGTCTACGGGGACTTCGCCGCCGGCGGCGTGGGGTGACCTTGTCCGCGATGATGTTGTGTGGCTGGCAGGCGATTCGGCTTCGGGTAACGGGAAACCGATGTGTCGTGTCTATAACTCGGCGGCTTTGTCTGTTGCCACGGCGACCTTTACGGCGTTGACGTTCAATTCGGAACGGTACGACGTCGGCGGCTGCCATTCGACGGTTACGAACACTGGGCGGCTTACCGCTCCGACGGGCGGCGCCGGGGTGTACCACATCTCCGGGCATATGACGTACGCCGCGAACGCGACAGGTATCCGCGAATGCCGAATCAGGTTGAATGGCGCAACATATATTGCGGCACTATCAGACACGGCGCTTTCTGCGTCCGGTGATCATTCTATGACGGTGTCGTGTGATTACAAATTGGCTGCCGCTGATTATGTTGAACTTGTGGCGTATCAATCGTCGGGCGGTTTATTGAATGTAACCAATTCGGCAAACATCACCCCCGAGTTTTCGTGGCATTGGGTTGGTGTCGGGTAATGATCGCCGCATATTGTTTGCCGGGCGCCGACCCTGACCTGGCGGAACCGTTCGCGACGCGTTTGTCTGTGCTGCTCGAGCGGTTCGGCGGCAGGCTTATGGTGATGTCAGGGCGGCGCAGCTACGCCGAACAGCAGCGGCTGTATGCCGCCTATTTGGCAGGCGGGAACCTTGCCGCTAAACCCGGAACGTCGAACCACGAGCGGGGCTTAGCGGCCGACCTAGACCGCACCGACGGCGCCTCGCTGCCGTGGGTGGACGTTCACCGTGTGGCGGCAACCGCCGGGCTATGCTTCCCGTTGTACGCTGCAGGGCTAGGCGAACCGTGGCACGTCGAATCAGATCCGACATGGGTCGACCCTACCGAGGAAGTGCTAGACATGACCCG